ATAGATGTTATTCCAGCTCTTCTCAAAGCGAAAATAACGTCTCCGTCTGCTAGGGTTACTCCTGCAGCTCCGTGAGTAATTGTTGCTCCTGATACGCTAGATACAGTCACACTAGCGTCTGTTTTAATATTAGCTGTGGCTGAAGCATCGTAGAAAGCTACTGTGTCGCCTACTTTAAAGTGGGCTGCTTCAGTTGAGTTTGAACCAATTACCGATGTGGTAGTTGAACCACCTGATAATTGATATGCAGAACCAGCTAATAATTCTTGGTTCATTTCTTTTACATGGTCAAGTTGAGCATTTTCGTTTTCTAATGCTAATACGTCACCTACACCACCTTCTAATTGGGCAGTAAATACGGACTTGACTGATGCTCCAAAGGTTGTTGATACAATCTTTGGTAGGGAGCTGACGCTTTCTATATTTGAAACGTCAACAGTAGGTAGAGTTCCTGTTTCAGTAACAGGTCGTGATCTTCCTGAACCTCTGTCAGTTCTGATCCTCCAACCAGCTGTATTACCCCATACAGTTCTTGGTATTGCATTAAAAGCACGAGTTTGGTTGTTCAAAGCTTGCCATACTTTTCTTCCGTAAGTCGTATTGAATATGCCTGTTGCAGTATCTACAGTAAAGTAGGTCTGCTTCATTAAATATTCAGGGCCAAATACTGAAGAGTATAGGCCTCTTTGACTCTGAGAAATATATTCCGATAAGGATGGATTTGCCATAATATTTATTTCCTCATGTTTTTTCTGTGTTTATAAAATAATTAAAAAATTGTAATGATTATTTACCAATTAATTCTCGTGGAACACCATCGGTATCGCCCATTTCAATTTTACTTTGTAGGTCTCTCAATTCTTTATAAGAAAGAGAAGCAAGTTGGTCTACAGTATCTGCAGGATTATCTCCTTTTACGATAGGTGTAGTTCCATCTGTTCCTAGTGGGTGAGTAATTTTAGGGGCTTGTAGAGAAGTTTCTTCTCTGAATCCCATTTTTCTCAAACGATTTTCAGACTCTTCCTGAACAGCTTTTTCAATATTAGCTTCAGCATCACTTAATTGTTTTTTAAGTGCGTCAAGCTCTTTTTTCATAGCTGCCATTTCATCTTTTTCATCATCATCATCGTCTCCTTCTGCTTTCGCCATTCCACCACCTGCTTTTTCAGCATCTTCGTCTTCTTCTTTGTCGTCTTCTGCCTTCATTTTCATTTCTTTTTCGGCATCTTCGTCATCGTCTTCTTCAGCCTTTTGCATAGCCTGAATTGTCGCTTGCTGATCTTCTATTTTTGTAGTAGGTGAAGCTGGTTTTTCTTCATCAGCTTGGCCTGCTGGGCCTTGTGAAGCTGATCTAATTTTATCACCATCTACA